GCGTTGCATCAACAAGGGGACAAGATATTATTAAAATGCTTACTGATCCAAAAACAGTGAAGGACTCAAAGATTCATCCACTTCAAGTTCTTGTCGGAATGAAGACGTACTCGCAGGGAAAAGGCGATCTTGGATCGATGACATGGACGGTAAATTCATACATCACAACTGCATTATCAACTACATTTCGACTTGCGTTTGGAAATATTACGCCAACTGGAAAACGATACATGCTGGGACTTGATGTATCAGGGAGTATGTCAATGTGTATGTGCGCAGGAGCAAAGAACATCACACCGCGCGAGGGTTCGGTTGCAATGGCACTCATGACACTACACGCCGAAGGAGCACAGAATGTTCACATCTATGGATTTAGTAATGTATTTTACAATTTCACTGGAAAAGTTCGCCCCGACATGACAGTACAGGATGCAATTAAGGCGACGGATGTACCTTTTGGAGCAACTGACTGTGCTTTGCCAATGACTGAGGCGCTTAAAATGTATAATAGTTCTGGGATTGTATTTGATGTATTTTGCGTATATACGGACAGCGAAACATACGCACCGAATATTCATCCTCAAGTGGCTTTGGAGCAATACAGGAAAGCAACCGGTGTGGATGCGAAATTGATTGTGATTGGAATGGCATCAAACTGCCTGACAATCGCAGACCCAAAGGACAAGAATACGCTGAATTTGGCTGGGTTTGATACATCAACGCCTGAATTGATTAGCATGTTTGTGCAAGGACAGATTTAAAGCACACCAGGTATATCGTGAGATTATAATATTACGAATATATTATTACTTTTTTTTAGTAATAATATACACTTACAACAATAAAATACTAACTTAATTTAAATATTTAATTTATCAATAGTAAAAACTATATCGTCATAGCGATTCTTATTTGGTCTTAGGTCATATACTTTAATAAATTGTTTCAAATTTTCAGGAACTTCATTTTTAAGAACATCGATCCAATCCCACGATTGAACATCTTCTATTATAAGTATACCATCATCGGTCATTATTTGTGAATATAAATTTATAAATTTTTTCATACTTTCCAATGTATGGGGACCATCGTCTAACATAAAATCAAACTTTATATTCTTACTTAAAAATTCATTTATAAAAAAATTATCATTATATGCATCCGTTGAAGTATATAATTTAATATTGTCTTTATTTTTAATACCCTCCCAAATTGTTTCTATATCTATAATATCTAATCCATAAATATTTGCATTTATAAAATAGTCACTCCATAGGTTTATACTGCCTCCATCATATATTCCTATTTCTAATACATTTTTAGCTGTTTTTTGTTTACTTACTAGCAATTTTTCATACAAAGGTAGATATGAATGTACAGTATTTTTATCTGTTCTTGAATTGTCAACAATTTTTTCTAAACTTGAGTTAAATATTGGCGGATTTTGTGACAACTGCAATGATAGTACTTGTGGTTCTGGTATTGGTGAAATCAGTTGCTTACGCACTAAATTGCGAACAGGCCTTTTTGGTTTAGATACCGGTTTTGGTTTATATTCAACTAACATTTTAGTTGGATCATATTTTACTTTGTAGTTTAATTTCATTAAATGTATATATAATTATATATATTAATTATATATATCAGGTATATACTAAATATATACTAATAATTTATTACTAAATTTAATAAAATATTATATAAATATAATAGTATGGGTTTGTATAATTATATTCGATATTTTATTTTAGGTGGCGTAATAATGGCGGGTAGTAATTATTTATTAGAAAAATATCATAATGCGCCAGCATTAATTGCTTACTTATATTGTGCTCCAACAATTTACTTAGTGATTATGTATATTATATATAAAAGTCGTGGATTGAATGGATATTATACATTTATTGTACATAGTTTCATTAATTATATAGCAAATGCAGTATTCATTTTAATTTTAATATTTTTAATAAAATACATAAGTAAAAATGTATATAAAGATTTTTTTATAGCATCAATAATATTTATAGCTTATTCAATATATTATTTTTTACATATTTATAAATTACAATTTAAACCATGACATTTATAAAATATTAATATAAAGTAATATAGTATACTAGATGATTATAAATTTATATGTATACGTAATTGTGATTTTTGCGTATAATATATATAACTATGTAAAAGATTTGCCTTTCAATTACATTACACAAACTAATTATGATTTATGCAAAAAAATGAATAACACGTTTTGTATTCGTATTGCATATTTTGTAATGGCAATTGTAGTGTATTTAATAACTATCAAATATATTAATATAACTTTACCTAAAGGTACGCCAAAAATAGTAAATACAATTACAAATGATAAACCTTCTTATTTCGGATTCGGATCTTTTGTAGGAGGAGCTGTAGCAATGCTTTCATATATTTTGAATATTATTCTTGGGTTTTCATCTTTTAATAGTTTTAAAAATATTTCATTACTCGATACAACAAAATCTCTTTCAACTATTTTTACAGGAATGATGATGACAAGTTTTTCCGAAGAGTTAATATATCGTGGCTTATTGATTGGTGTAACAAAACCATTTTTAAATACAAATATTTCTGTTTTATTATCAGCGTTAGTTTTTGGCTACGTTCACGTAAAATCTTCATTAAAATATGGTATAGTAGCCTTTATTACAGGTATTATTTTAGGTTTTGGATACTTGCGTTACGGACTATATTGGTGTGTTGGACTTCATGCTTTATTTAATTTTATAGAAACATCATTATACACAGTAACAAATATTAAAGTTATGAATAAACTAATGGTAGGTGAAAGAAAAACACCCGACGATGATGGGATAATGACATCATTAGTAGAGTTAATTGTTTTATATAGTCTTTATCATTTCGGATATTTTTAATTATGTAAAATAATTATTTATAATTACACCTTTTAACATTTCAAACGCCTATGTTTTAATAATGGCAGCTGTTTTAAAATTGCCAATATTAACAAAATTATAATTTATATTTCTACTTTTAAAAAAATCATCTGTTGCTCTTCTTTGTCCATCCCAGTGGTAATAATCATCAAATATTATAATACCTCCTCTTATAACATTGTCATACATTTGCTCCAGTTCATATTTACTTGATTCATACCAATCAGTATCCAATCGTAATATTGCTATTTTTTCGGGAATTGATGTTTTATCTTTTAATGTTTCCATAACATCACCAACTACATAATGTATATTATTTTGAGGATAACCAGTTGAATTTAATCGTTGTTTAACTTTGTCAAGAGGTGTATAACACCACCCATTTATTTTTTCATTAATTACTTGATTTTTCCACACTGTATAAACCTCATCTTTATTCATTTGATATAATTTAGCGTCGTTACAAGTATAATCATATTCGGTTGGCTCTACTAATCCACTAAATGTATCAAATAAATATATATCACGAACAGAATTATTTTTCATTAACTCGTTTATCCAGATATGTTCGAAATTACCATCTCCAACACCACATTCAATAATACACCCTTCGATATTATTTTGTAATATGTAATTAACTGCGTCTGCACCGTCCATTATATATATATATATATAATTATCTTTAAAATTAAACGCAAACAATATATTCGGCGTTTGAAATGTTAAAAGGTGTAAAAAAATTTATATATAATTTATTTTGTACAGGTCTAAACAATATATATAAACTATATAAAAAGATTATAATATCATCATATAGCAAACTCAACACACACTCAAACTTATCTCCGTTATACCAAAATGGAAGGAAACGCAGAGACATCATCACATGAAGTAACAACTACATATACTGATGTTATCAAAAAATTCGAAGATTTAAAAAAGCAATATTATATCGAGCGTGGATGTATGATTTCAACATTAAGTGATACATTTTCTAAAAAATTCTTGGAAAAACACCCCAATCTTAAGTGGTGTGAAAAATACAATAGATACGCCGAAGCAGCAGTATTTACCGCTACAATAAGTGTAATTATATTTGAAAAAAATTTTGAAGTTTATTTGCATCGTCCTATAAAACAGATTCATCGATGGGAGTATGAATATTTTTTTGGGTTTGGCGGTCATAATGCTGGATTTTCACGTGATAGAATTATAATGACATTTCAAGAAACATTTGATAAAGATATTGATGTAGACTATTTACTAATGACGGGAACTCTTGCTGGTAGTAGTTGTGGCGAATGTGATGACGATGATTCTCAGAATAGATGTTGTACTATTGACGAAAAGTATATAAAAAATGCTTTGAAATTATTAGTAATTGGTGGATATGTAAAACAATGGAATGCTTTTAACAATTTTAAAAAATGGTTTACAGATCATGGATTTAATTTTGGACTTAACACTGATAATGCCGAAACAATGACATCATTTATTTTTGAGGACTATGAGGTTGTTAATGAATAAGTAATGTTATTGGGGGCACACCCCCAGTAAAACCCCGCTGCCTTCGGCAAAAGGAAGGGTCATAGGGGAACGTAGTTCCCTTAATAAATAAATTATGGAGGAGTACCTGTATCAAATGCGAGAATAATTCGCGGCGTGTTAGAATTATACACATAATGTGTAGCATGTCCAAATTCATATTTGTAATCTACAGTATTTTGTAGTTTTTCTATAGAACACTCATTTGAATCTTGTATAATATCTTTAACGGGATTTTTATTACTCCTAGAATTACAACAACAATTGCATAATGAAAAAGTATCCATAGTTTGTATTTGTGGCGGACTGATAGGATTTATTATAGGGCTTGTGTTAGGACTTGTGTTAGGACTTGTAAGGGGAATTGATTCTGTAATAATTAATTTTTTATATATGTTAAACATTCAATGTTTGTATAGTATAATATATATTAACTTTTACATATTATTTTAACAATTAATTTTTGATTAATTGTTAAATCAGTAAAAGTATAACACAATATATTGCAACAAAACAGCGTTTAATTGGAGTAAGCAAGACCACCCATACCAGACATGATACGGAGAACGTTGTAGTTGGAGTCTTTTATTTATTCCTCTAAACCATCTTTAATTTTTCACCTATTTCTTTGTAATAGTGTCCATTATATGGGATGTTTTTGGTAAGTGCTTTTGTCAAAGTTTTGTCGCTTATTGCTAAGGATTTAATGCAGTCGTATTTACATTCAAATTCTTTTATTAAGTTATTATTTGCGTCATATTGTCCAACACCATTTTTGTATAACAATGGTGTTCCATTTATTTCTTGAAATTTGCTAGTTAATTTATCGTCACAATTATTATATAATATATAATAAAAACCATTGGCTAAACTATTATTTTTTACAGGATTATCCAATGCTGATAAAGATGAATAACCATTAAAATGTGCTGCTGTTTTTCTATCTATATATACATTTACGATTTTAGTTTTATCTTTGTCTACTTGAGCTATATAACCTAAGTTTTGAACTTTTGTTTCTTTTGTAGGCTTAATTTCATGTACAATATTTGGATCCAAATTTCTTTCAACTAGTAACCATCGAAACCCGCAATATATAGTACATTCTGTTATTGATTTCATTATGCTTGGTCTTTTTATATGTTTGCTTTCATTCATTGCTTCTGTAACAGATTCATAAACTTTGATTAATTGTAATGTTTCGGGATTTATTTTTTGGAGTCTTGGTCCGAGGTTAGGTATTTGTTGATTAAAGCCGGTAACTATTTTCTTCTCTTGTTGTGAGTTTAATTTATGTAATATTTCTTTGTTTGTTTGTTCTAAAGAATTAACTTTACTTAATAAAATTTTATTAGTATGTATTATTTCCTTTAATAATTCATTGTCGTTGGTTACATGTGTACTCACGGCATTTTCTTGATTTTTAAATTTTAAATTTTCAATTTCAAGCAATAACTCATTTACTTTATAATTATAATTATCTATATTATCATTAACTATTTTTGATAATACTTTATATGTTAAATTACCTCCTATTAAAAATAATTCATTTTCACTATCATGATTCGGTAAATTTTTTACTATATTTGGTTTTATAATACTGTGACTATGTAGAAAATGTTCAAAGTCTTTACTTTTATTTACGCAAAAACAATCAAGTAATGTACATTCTTCGTATTTACTTTTATGATCATTATATCTACCCATAATTCCTATTCTGCTTTCTCCTATTTTTACAACATATGAACCATTTTCAAATGTTTTAACTTTAATAATATAAACCATATTCCCAGCATTGTTAAATTGTTTGAGTAGAAATTTTTCATTATCTAGTTCTTTTTGTTTAATTAATTTTTCTTCCATTTCTTTATTTTTGGTGGTTTCTATAGCAGACATTTCATTTTTTGTTTGTTCTAATTCTTTTTGTAATTCATATATTCCATTTAACCTTATTTCTTTAATTACTTCACAAACCCAATCCTGAAAACGTTGGGCAATCGGCTTTCTCGAACGAAACAGCACTTTATATAATCCTTTTTCTGTTAAAAAAGTCACATCTTGATTTCCACCAAGGGTGTGCGTAGTAAGCACTACCTTTTCTGTATCATCAAAATCTCTTATAATAGAACGAATAGTTAAATCTAATACAACTCCAATATCACTCGCGCGGAATAAAGGGTCGGTTTTTGTTCCTTTTATAACTATTTCTGTGTGCAAGTTATTTGAATTGAATGCTTTTACAATGTCCATGTCGATGTTTATAGGGTGTTATACACTATATAACGTCCTTTCTTTAAGCCCTTTATACAATATATATTATTTTTGCTCACCCCACAGGTAAAGCAAGATTATTTTTTTGCTTTTTGTTTTAATAATCAACAAGCAAATGTTAATTATTAAAATAGTAGTAAAATACAACGCGATATATGGTAACAATACAGCGTTTAATTGGAGTAAGCAAGACCTCCCATACCAGACATGATACGGAGAACGTTGTAGTTGGTGGCATAGACACGAACTTTGGCAGTCTTGGTGCCTTCTACAGTAGCATTGGACAACACGAGCTGAAGGGTAGCATTGTCAATGCGGGAGAAGTTGCAGGACCCAGAAGGTTGATGCTCCTCAGGTCTCAAAGCAAAGGAGTAGACGTTGATACCAGTGTCCGGAGTGCGAGTGTGGTGCTGGTAAGGCTGGACAAGGTCGAAGTAAGTACCTTCACGCTCAGAGAAGCGATCCTGGCCGTTAAGCTGGAGCTTAGCGGTGACAACAGGGTTCTGACCCCAGCAGTGCAGAGGGAGAGAAGTCTGAGTGAGTACGAAAGTACCGGCATCAGAGACGGCAGACTCAGGGGGAGGGGTTGGTCCAGGATAACCAAGATGAGCTTGGTCATAAGGATTATTCGCGCTTTCTTGCCACCAATAATTACCGGTAACATCCATAGCACCAGCTTCCTGGAAGAGACCAGAGCCATCGATAAATGAACCAGTAGTCTGAGCAACAGAGTCGGGTCCACCAAAAGCATGGATAGCGTTGGGAAGAGCATCAACAGCGTCAGTGTAGTTGAAGGGCTGAGCACCAAGAACCTTGTAAAGGAGCTGGCCGCATTCAAGAGAAGAACAATAGTCGACGTTCTGATCTGGCTGGACAACCCAAATGAGTTCCTTAACGGGGTGGTTAAAGTTGAGCTTGATCTTGTTGGAAGAAGAACCAACGGACTCATCACCGGTGAACTGAAGCTGCTCAATAAGGTACTCGTGGGGATTCTGAGCCATACGTCTGCGCTCATC